CTTTTAAACCAGATTTTGGTGCTGACATTAGAGGTCTTTTATTTGAATTAGCAGACGATGATTCTGAAGATGATTTGAAAGAACAGATTACAGGTGCGATCAATCGTTTTGAACCAAGAGCAAATATTCAAAAATTAGAAGTTAAGTTTACGGTAGATCAAAACACGGTGCGTGTAAAACTAGAATTTAAAATTTTAAGCATCGATGAAACGGTATCATTAGAAACTACAGTTTCGAGGTTAAGATAAATGGCAACAACTATTACGAGCACAAGTTTAGATTTTAACTCTATAAGAAACAATCTAAAGAATTGGTTAGAGCAAAAACCTGAATTTGAAGACTATAACTTTGAGGGAGCAGGACTGTCTAATTTACTTGACGTTCTTGCTTACAACACACACTATAATGGTCTTACTGCCAACTTTGCTTTGAACGAATCTTTTTTAAGTACTGCTCAACTTAGATCGTCAATCGTAGGACTAGCAACCGCAATCGGTTATATCCCTAATTCTAAAATTTCATCGAAAGCAGTCATTAATGTCACTGCAAGCGGATCTGCTACAACACAAAACCGACTTTCTTTACCGATTGGAACTAAATTTACTACAGTAGTAGAAGACACGACATATACTTTCGAAACAACTAAAGAATATGTTACTAATAAAGAAGGTTCTGACCCATACAGTTATACTTGGGAGAATGTACAAATCCGAGAGGGCACAGAAAAAACTAAAACTTTTATTGCCGGTCCTTTTAGCGAGACAGATACTTACATCATTCCTAACGAAGACATGGACATCAACTCAGTTAAGGTTGAAGTCGGTGCAGCATCTGAGCAATTTTTTAATGTCTCAACAGTTTCGGAACTCAATCAAAACTCTAAAATTTTTATTATCAAAGAAACACCTAACGGATACTACGAACTTGCATTCGGTAATGGAGCAAGTCTGGGCAGGGTGCCTACAGCAGGAGACAAAATAGTTGTCACTTATAATGCTACTGCTGGTGTTGCGGCAAACGGAGCAAGAACTTTTACTACGACTGCTTCTATTCCTAGTTTCGGTACCCCTAGCACACTTTCTTTGACTCCGATTACAATATCTTCTTCTACCGGAGGTTCAAATAAAGAGAGTATTGAATCGATTAGAAAAGCAGCGCCTTTCTTATATGCAACTCAAAATAGAATGGTGACAGCAGACGATTATTCTGCTTTGATCAGAAGGAACTTTTCTAGCGACATTGCAGATATTTTGTCGTGGGGCGGTGAAGACAATAAACCTGCAAAGTTTGGTTCCGTGTATGTTTCGATCACACCTTCACCAAGCGAAATTCTTAAAACAGCAATCAAAGATTTAGTTAAAAATCTTTCTGTAGTTTCTTTTGATGTTGAGTTTGTAGATCCTATTACAACTTATATTGAAGTAAATGCTACTTTTCAGTTTAACCAAACATTGTCTGCATCATCCACTGTGCCAGACATTGAGGCAGTTGTCAAGAATGTCATTGACGATTACTTAGATACTGTGACTGATGAGTTTAGTGAAACTTTTAGAAGATCTAATATGCTTACTCTAATTGATGCATCCGATCCCGGTGTTTTGTCAAGTCAAGCAAATATTAAGATGCAGCAGAGAATCATTAATCCAACTCTTAGTGTTGCTAAAACATATCAACTTAATTTCCCTGCAACTTTAAGTACACCGAAAAACGATGAATTTGTTGTTTCTTCTACTGAGTTTATTCTACAGGGACAGACTTGTACTTTCAAAAATAAACTCGGAACAAATATACTTCAGATTATATCAGTAACTAGTGGACGTGCTGTTGTAGACAACGCAGGTAATTATGATGCGGGTAATGGAACGATTATTATAACTGGTTTTGCACCATCAGCGGTTCTTTCTAACGAAATCAAAATCTCTGTTATTCCTGGAAACCAAGGATTTGTATCTACTATCAGAGAAAATAAACTTGGTAAAGATACTAGTGCTATTACAGTAACCGCTATTGAAACAACAACGCTATAAATAATTAAAACGCAGGATTTAAAATGTCGGCAATAGTAACAACAGAATTCATATCCCAACTCATCGAAGATACCAAAACATCATTTGTTGGAAATCTTTATATTGGATTGGGCAGATCTCAAACATGGGGAGTTGGAGACATACCAGAAATTCCGCTTACCACTTTTGAGTATGCTAGAGAAGCACGTGGCAAATTGCAACATGTCAAAATTGTCACTGGCGTCTCTGCCGCTGTTTCTCGTCAAGATTGGATCTCGGGTATTATTTACGAAGCTTACGATGATTCTGACCAAACTGCAATACCCTATGTAATGAATTCTAATTACGAAGTTTTCCTTTGTACTCAACAGGGTGTTGATAACAACGGTGTTGTTATTCCTAGCACAGAAGAACCAACCGTTGCTTCGATACTTTCTGGTTTAGGAGGTTCTTTTTCAAATCCAGTGGCAGCAGGCGAAAATGTTTTAGTTACAAATGATACAAATGGTTCACCGGGATATACGTGGAGATACTTGTTCACATTAAGTCAGGTTGCTATAAATCGGTTTTTAACTTTAGACTATATGCCAATTACAACTTTTAAAAGCGATCCTCAAGACGAAGATGTAGAAACTCAACAATATCAAATTCAACAGATCTCGCAAGATGGACAAGTCTTGAACGTTAAAGTTGAAGATGGTGGTGCGGGTTATTCATCGTTGCCAACTGCTACGGTTTTAGGTAATGGAACAGGCATCACATTACAACCTATTCTCAATGTCATCAACTCTGCTATCAGATCTGCTGAAGTGAGAGATCTAGGACAAGATTATGATTTTGCTTCTATTGCAATTGATGATACAGTAATTCCATCAGAAAACGCAACTTTGAGACCTATCTTGGGACCAAAGGGCGGTATCGAATTAGACCCAATCAAGACTTTGAAGGCACGAAATATTATTGTGACCACTGATTTCGAAAACGATGAAAACAACTCTTTGATAACAGAAATCGGAAGTGGACCACAATCAAATGATTTCAGACAAGTTTTGTTAATCAAGGATCCATTAGATTATGGAGCAGCAACACAGTTTGATGGTTTTACTAGTAAAGGTAATCGTGCTTTAATAGTAGGGTCTGGCGGAACGCAAATGGCAACTGACAGTATTATAGAAGGCAACTTGAGTTCTGCAAAAGCAGTTGTTGATTATCACGATGATGTAAATGGTTTCGTATATTTTCATCAAACAAAAGAAACGGGTTTCGGTTCGTTTCAACAAAATGAACCAATAGGAAACGGATCAGTAAATTTAACCATTGTTAACAACTCAACTTTCATTCAAAATCCTGGTATCGATGTTTATTCGGGCGAGGTGTTATACATAAATAACATTACCCCGATTGTTCGTGATCCCAACCAAACAGAAGACATTAAGATAATTATAACATTCTAGGAAATCTCATGCCCAACACTTTCAACTCAACCACATTATCAACTGTCTATAATGATGACTGGAATGATTCAGACGGATATCATAAGATTCTGTTTAACAGTGGTCGTTCATTACAGGCAAGAGAATTAACCCAATTACAAACTATTGTACAAGAAGAAATCACGCGCTTTGGAAAAAATATTTTTAAAGAGGGTGCTGCAGTTTCTAAAGGTATGATGGAAATTGATAATAATTATCGATATATCCGTGCTTTAACTTCAGGACAAAATGTCACTGACATCACACCGGGAACTCTGCTCACTGGCGGCACTAACGGTGTGACTGCACGTGTAATCGAAAATGTTATTCTGGGTAGCGGCGAATCCCGATTGTATGTCCGTTATACCGGAAGCGGTAGTGCTTCTGCAGGTGCTACTGAAATTCAATTTGTTGAAAACGAAAGTTTGAACTCGGGTGCTTATGTGGTAGGACCAAATATTGGTGCAGATGTTGGTGCTGGTGTTAGGTTGATGGTTGACTCCGGTGATTTCTTTGCTACTGGAAGATTCGTACATGCTCCTAAGCAGGCACTAATTTTGTCACCTACGAGCAGAACTTACAGCGGAACGGTTGGTTTCGAGATCGTACAAGATGTGGTAACTGTAAATGACACGACTGCACTGTACGACAACACAGGTGACACTCCTAATGTTGCAGCACCCGGTGCTGATCGCTGGAGAATTAAACTTGTATTAAAAGACAAAGCAAACATAACTTCTAGTGAGTCTTTCGTGTTTTTATGTAGAATTGTCAACTCACAAATTGTCGAACAAGTTGATGAGTTAGATAATTATAACACAATTAATGATATGATAGCAAGAAGAACATATGAAGAGTCCGGAAATTATCTAGCAGAACCTTTCCAGTTAACCTTTGAGGATGATGATAGCACAGACTCGGATATTTTTGCTGTCATTGGACCAGGACTTGCTTATGTTCGTGGTTATCGTGTAGAAAACGATTACCCTAAAAAATTAAAAATTAAGAGACCCCAGCAAACCGAAACTATTAATCCAGATTTTGTTGCGCCAGACTACGGTTCTTTTGTGATTGCTACAGGCGATTTAGATTTTGATAATTGGGCAAACGGAAACGGACAAAGGGAAGTATTCTTATATGACATTAGCAACGTTTCTCAAGGAACTGCTCATGTTAAAACAATTAGTAAAAAGAGTTCTACAGAGTTTAGGGTTTATCTTGACAATATTGTTATTAATCCAGGAAAAGATTTCGACGATGTTGCTCGAATAGGCGATAGTGTTTCAACCTATTTTGAAATTGTTGCGGGTAGATTATACGAAGGAACTAAACAAACTTCTCTATATCCCTTACCTACTTCTAGACCGTCTGTTCTAACTGGTTACTCGTACACTTATCAAAAAAGTTATACTAGCGTTTCTTCTGGGTCCCCTACTGCTGGTAGTTTGTCGCCAAACGAGAATTTTGTAGACGAATCTGACTGGTTGGTTGTTGATGCTAATGGTGCAATTCAAACTGGTGCCACTATCACTGATAACGGAACTTCATTTACTCTGAACGGCACTACAGGTTCTTCTCCGTTTACAGTTGTTGCTAACGTAAACCGAGACAATGTATCACGAAGAACAAAGGAAAGATTACAAGACACTTGTACCGGTCCTTTATCTTCAGATGAACTTCTTTTAACTGCTGCTGGAGACGGCAATGCAATAGTTTATGACGCTTACGATATTGTTTCTGTGGTAGATACTACTTCTGGTCTTGATATTACAGCATATTTTTATCTTGATAACGGACAAAGAGACACTCATTACGAACAAGCAAAAATAATTAAA